CCGTTGGGCGTCTTTAGCGTTTCGCACTAAACCTGACACATACAAGCGACCATCTACTTCAAATTCGTTACCAACTACCCGAACGACAGGAATAAACTTGCCTGCCCATTCTCTTTCTTCTAAGACTTCAAAACCGTTGGTTTTCATCCACATAACTTTTTTAACATCCACCATTCGACTCTTGATTGGCTTTAAGCCCATCATCTTCATCTGCTTATCTTCAAGTGAGCCGTCAAAATGGCTCATATTGCCTGGGTACAAATTCAGTTTAGTCGGTGTGTGTTTGTAATAAAAGTATTCAGCAATACGGATTGTATTTTCATTTATCCATTGGCTAAGTGAGGAGTCACCTACACCTTGCGCTAGCATGGATGAGAGTGGCGCAGCGTCTGGGAACTCCCTTTCGTACTCAGCTTTTTGTATATCTTCTGTAATAAAACAATATTCAGCGTCCGACCCGCATGGGTCTTGAATCATCGGATCCATGTAAACACTAAAAGCGTTACGGACTCGCCCAATACGAATGTCTTGATCAAAAGTTGCATCGTTTAAATATTCGGTCAAAATACGGATATAACCTTCACCGTAAGTGACTTGATTGTCGCAAGCCGTATCATAGGCTACATCCGCATCAGAGATGTACTCTATATGACGCACCATGCCATCAAAGATTTCAGCAACTTCTACGTCGCCTTTATCATCCGCAGGGATTACCTTTCCAGAGGGTCGATTTTGACGTTGTTCGTTAGTGACTTGCCTGACGTGTTGAGGCAGTTTGTTAATAGTGAGGCAAGGTCTAGCGTTGATGGTCTGTCCTTGAACAGATCCTCTAGTTGCCAATACGTCAGCAGGCCATTGCCATTGATTATCTGGAGAACCAGCCATAAATCGAAGGTCATCTAATTCATCTTCACGGGATTCGCTATACGCTGACAACGCTGTTGTAAAACGTGAGCGCATCGTAGATAGCTTATCCTTTGGATCTTCATTAGTTGTTGGGTTGCTACCGACGTCGGCTACTTTACCGACAAGGTTCATGTTTGACTGGTCGTATGCCATTATTTTTTCATTTTGCCTGCTGGTTTAGCTGCGCTACGTTTCATAACATACGCTATTGCCACGGCTTGTTTGACAGGTTTGCCTGCTTTTACTTCAGCGCGGACATTTTCTCGAAATGCTTTAGGACTAGCTGATTTTTTAAGTGGCATGATTATTTCTTCTTTGCTGTTTTAGCTGAATCTTTAAAATCTTTGGCAGTTGGCGCACCTTTTGCCCCCACTTTTCGCATTTTTTCTTTAGATCCTGCCGCAATACGTGCTTGTTTAGCGTGAATATTAGCATAAAGTCCAGGTTTAGTTGCCATTTAATTTTCCTTTAACAGTTCCAATTTTTAAGGGCCGCTTTAGCGCGTGGTGCGTCGCCTTTAGCGTGTTTAACAACTCCTGACATTCTCGCACAAAACGATGCTTTTCTACCAGCATCTGCTTTTGTTTTCGGATTCGGTGCAGGAGCTTTCAAATTACTGTTGTTTTTTGCATTGTACTCGGCTCGCCCTTTGGCGGTCATCCCCGCACCCTTATCAGTCGGGTTATAGTTCTTACCTTTACCCGTGGTCGTGCGAGCTATTGGTTTGTCGTGTTTAGTAGCCATTATGACCCCATCCAAGAGTTAGAGACTGCACCTTGATTCTGGTACGTATTCTTTCGGATTATACCCTTATATTCCCGATGTGCAACAGGAAATGCGAAAGTCAATGCAATAGCGTCGGCTGCGTCAGGTGACGCCAGACCTCTTGATCTCATGTCTTTCTTTGATTCCAAGAATATGCTCCCCTTGCTATCAGGCTTCATCATAGGCGAGATCAGATCACTTTTCAAGTACCGATCCGTAGGCACGCTGGCTGATTTGAGCCATTCTCGCATATCGCCCCACATCTCCGCCCGTTTGTTACCATACATCATACTGTTCTTTGCTTTGTTCCCAAAGTTAACACCTTTGATCTTATAGCGTTGTTCTTTCAGTCTATCCACTACACCAGCTCCGAGTCCACCTTCGTCGATGTTGACTAGCGTTGGCTGATATTCCTCAATAGCCTCGATGACCCGCCCAACTGTTTCCATTGTATCGTCACCTTTGTGCCGCTTGATGGCTATTACATCCCGCCCTTGTCTGACAGCAATGACCGTTGAGTCCGAACCAAACCGTGCAGGGTCAACCCCAATAATGATGGGCGCAGTATTGTCCTTGTACTTTTCCCGTTGCATGGCTTCTTCAACTGTGTTGACGCTAATGAACTGATCATCGGATGCGTTCGGGAACATACCGTACACTTCGACGTGGGCTTGCACCGAGTCTGAGCCGTACTCAGCGATGATCTGCTCATAGACGTTCTTGTCTGTACCTTCGACTTGGCGCGAGTCGATGTTGCGGTTTTTCCAAAATTCCCGCTTGGAGTGGAACGCTTCATAGAAATACCCGCTGTTGCGCCGTGGGTTGCTAAACGCCATCCAAAACCTGTTGGGCGTGTTCTCTGTGAAGAACCCAGATGTCACCGCCCAAATAGAATCATCAATACCCGATGCCTCATCGAATATAACCATTACCCCGTCGTAGTTGTGAACCCCCGCGTAAGCATCAGGATTTTCCGCCGACCATAGCCGTCCTTCAACACCCCAATACCTTGTGCCTTTTTTCAAATCGCGTTCGACTAGCTCAGTCAACCATTTGGCTGGCATCACTCTGGTTGCGCTCACTTCGAACCAATGGCTGTTGATGGACATGGATAGCCACTTAGTAATCTCCGCCCAGGTGACACTTCTGAGCTGACTTTCCGAGTTAGCCGACACGATGACCGTTGCGCCTATTCTGGTGGATAACATCCAATGCTCTAACCATGACACTAGCGCCGACTTACCAATTCCACGCCCAGACGCTACCGCTTCTCTTAGCACATCAAAGTCCAGCTTGCCTTGATTCTGCTTAATATGTTCGGCTATGTCCAGTAAGATCTCACGTTGCCATTTGCGTGGCCCTGTAAAATTCTCAAGCGGCGTGCCTTGTTGCGCCCACGGATAGCAATACATCACAAACGCTAGCGGATTGTCCTTGATTGCAGGACTCCACAGGCGTGACATTAACTCTTGTTCGTCTTGCGCTGAGTAGATGGTGGATTGCATTTAGGCGACTTTTTGTTTCAGTTCAGGTTTCACGTGAAACGCTTCGGCGTCGGTTGGTTGGCTTTCCACTTGTTTGAACACGCCTTCGATCACGCGCTGTTGCGCTTGTTCGAGTGCGGCTGTGATCGAGATGCGCTGCTCAACATCTATCGACAGTTGTTGTTTAGCTACCCAGCCATGTTGGTGCTTGAGGATTTCTAGCGCAGCTTTAGCGTCGCCATCGGCTGCGGCTTTGTGCAGTATCGCAGACAACTCCATCTCGCCATCGGCTTTGCCTTTTTGTTCGGCGTACTCAGCAATGGGATCTAGTTGCGTGAGCTGTCGGTATTCGGTAGGGCGCATCCCAGCAGCAAGGGCAAGTGTGTCGCCTTTGAGTCCTAACTTAGCAGCGTCGTAGATGCGTTGCAATCTAGCCTCGGTAGCCTCTAGCTTGCGTGGCTCATACACATAGGAATGAAAGTTATCAAACATGGTGGAATCTTATCATAGATTTTTTATAAAAAAATAAAAAGTTTGGGCAAACGCTCCACTTTTGTGACCTGTCAGCTCAAGGCCCTACCCCCCCCGTCAAAATTTGCCAGCTGGCAGCTGCGCGGGCGGGGCGGAAAATTGGCGGGCGCGGGGCGGGCGGCCGCAGCTGGCAGCAAAAAAGCGGGGGGCAGCGGGCGGCGCGCGATCACGTGACCAGGGCGCGGCCATTGTCACATTGTCAAATTGTCACGTCAAAATAGTTAGCGCTTAGACTCTTAGCTTTAATCTTATGGGTCACATTGTCATTTGACAATTTGACATATAAAACATTTTGGGCGGGTGCATGAGGATTTTTTCGCCAGCATGGGGCGCGGGGAAATTATAGGTCATATACGTCAATTGTCATTCCTATTTTAGTCGCGCCAATAGTAACTATACATTATACATATATGTATATTATTAGTTATCTTATATAGGTATATTAAAAAGACAATATGACGTATAAATTATTCCCGCGCTTATGTTTATTGGCCGCGTCAATACGTCATTTATCAATTGTCATTTGACAATTTGAGACAATATTTTGACTATTTTTAGTTTATTTGTGAATATGCAACAATATATGTTGCATTATTGTAGAATTCTGTTAAACTGTAATTGTAGTAACTAACTAAACAAAGGAAAACAAAATGCTAAAAAAGATCTTAAACAATGGCCCGCTTCTTATAAGTGCGTACTTCTTATTTCTAGTAATAAGCACTATTATCTGTAAATTCGACGCGCTAATCAAACTCTACAATTAAGGAAAACACAAAATGACACAATTACAATTTATAGCAAAATGCGAGCAATTAAGTGTTGCGCCAGAATTGGCGCTAGAAAATGATCTAATTGTAAGCGCGTTGCAATCTAAAAATGACGCGCTAGTAATTGCATTATTACTAACTGAATTCTAAGTAATAAGCTAATAAGCGCCGCCGCCCTGGCGCTTATTGGATTGTTATTTTAACGATCAATAAACTAATCTAAAGTAAAGGAAAACATCATGCAAGTACATTTGACATTAAAAAGCGCTAACGTGAAAACGGGGCCAATCCCCGTTAGTACAACAGAGCAAAAAAGCTGCCCCCCAAAATGCCCGCATAAAAAGACGTGCTATGCTAAACAAGGCCCGCTAGCGCTTCATTGGAATAAGGTTAGCAATAAAGAGCGCGGCGGCGCCTGGACTGAATTTTTAAACCAGATCAAACAATTTGAGATAGGCCAACTATGGCGCCATAATCAAGCGGGTGATCTGCCAGGCGCGGGTAATAAGATCGATAAAAATAAGCTACTATCTTTAGTGGCCGCTAATTCTAGCAGCAAAGCCGCGGGTTTTACTTATACTCATAAGCCCGTTATTGGCAATGATGCTACAGCAAAGGAAAATAAAACGCTTGTAAAATTAGCTAATAAGAGCGGGTTTACAATCAATTTAAGCGCGGATAATTTAAGCCAGGCCGATAAACTAATGAAGCTTAATATTGGCCCCGTGGTTACTTTATTGCCAGAAGATTATGAAGACAAAAGTATCACGCCTGCGGGTAATACTGTAATTGTATGCCCCGCTCAAACCCGCGACAATGTAAGCTGCAGCAGCTGCAAATTATGCGCGAATGTAAGCCGCGCGGTGATCATAGGTTTTAAAGCCCATGGTAGCGCCAAAAAAGCCGCTAGCAAGATCTTTTATTTAAAGGCGGCGTAATATGCTTACTTTTATATTGCACGTTTTATATGGCGTAATAATAGGGCTTACTCTAAGCCAATACATTAATTAAGGGGATATCATGAGTTTATTGCAAGAAATTGAAAAGTACGGGTTAGCGGATACTAAACAAAATAAGAAGTATAAGGTAAAACGTAAGCCGCCTTACTTTAAAACCGTTGACACGTTTACATTTTATAACCAGGGTAAAGCTTCGCATGAAGTAAGGAACACACGCGGCCGCTGCGAAGACGCGCCTTGCTGCGGGTGCTGTACATTTTAATCTAGGGGAAAACATGAAGACATTTATTGATTATCTTTTAGGCGGCCTTTTTATGGCCGCCATGGGCTTAGGCCTTGCATTAATTTACATTTATAAAACGGGGGGCTTTTAATGTATATCGTACGGTACACGATTCAGGGCGAGGATTATTCAATTCGATTTACTAATAAAACAAGCGCGCAGCTATTCGCGGCGCGTTATAACGGGAAAATATCATGCTAACAATTTTAGTTGTAAGCGCCGTAGCGCTCTTAATAATCGCGGCCTTTGATCTATAAACCCGTAAACCATTAACTAAAAAGCCCCTTAATCGGGGCTTTCTTTTTACCTGGTATTGACTACCTGCGCCGTGGGCGTATCCTCTACCGCGCGCCGCAGCTCTGATTTACTAAGCGCTTGCGCTACCTCTGGCGCGGCATAGATATGCTTCTTACTCTTAAAATCCGCGCTTGCAAGACGGCCACAGTCTATCCAGCCTGCTTCCTTCAATGCGTGCAGCAAAGCCGCCTGCGGTACCTTGACGTTGCTAGGCGCTAACCCTGTCAATCTATCGCATAGCGCGTGCATAGGTGATCCAATGACGCCACGGGCAAACTCACCCTTACGGGCGCGCAGCATCTCCACGAGGAAGGACTCAGCCATACTCATTCCATGCTCCACGAGGTTCGCTTTAAACTCAGTCATAGCGGGCGCGGCCGACGGATTAAATTTAGTGACGTCACGGGCGTGCAGCCACGCGGCAATACACTCAAACCCACCAGCACGGTACCATGTCCACAGTTTTTGAGCTGCCACGGAGTCCATTCTAGGCGCCGCCGACCACACGCAGAACCACCTACGATCCTGAGACGCTAGCGAGATCGGCACGGGATCATTTGAGAACGCAAGAACAAACACACGGTTAGCCATCTGGTACGGGTGCAAACCCTTACGGTTGATCGGCAACATCTCAGGCGGCGCCGCTATGATGGGTTTTAACTGATTGGCCAACTGCCTACGGGCGGCAGCGTCAGGCTCTTTTAGCTCATTGATTAAAAGTATTTCAGATTCTAGTTGATAACCCCATTGGCTATTGATAGAGTTGTTATCCATGATGCCACGGTTCTTGAGGTGACTGCCACAGACTGCCCAAATGAACGGCGCCCACATCGTATCTTTACCGCTGCCTTCATCGCCGCCATGCAATACGGCATGATTAATCTTAACTTGCGGGTGCTGAACCTTACAGGCCATGATGTCAAGCAGGTGTTCTAACTCGGCAGGCTCAGGTACCAGCTCACGACAATGATTTAACCAGGGCGCTATTGTCGATTCGGACACGACCACGCCTGACACATTAGGCCGAGCATCACGCCAACGGTTACCATACAGATCACCATCACGGGCGACAAGCACAGTCTCACCCGCAGCATATGTGATCCCCACGAGCGCCTTGGCACCCATCGTTTGTCTGTTCTGGTCAAAACAGATAGACGCCTCAACTTTAGTGGTAGGCGCATGAATTGACATACACTTGATATGACGGTACAGAGCGTTAAAAGTCTGTCTGGACACCTCACGGCGGTCTTGCATATCAAAATAAGACTCATCGTCTTGAACGTAAGCAAATCTTTCGTACCATTTGGACTTCTCGACACGGCCTAACTCTTTACGCTCTACCTCGGCTATCTTAGCGTCAGCGTCATCAGTAAACATATCAGACGGCGTGATCTTAGCCAACGCTACGGTCATCGCCTCAGCGATTAGTTGGTCACGCAAGCCGTGGGTAACTTTAGGGCCACCGTTAGCGGCAACCCAATCTAAGAATGTTTGACTGCCGAAATCGACACAATGCGAGTGTAAACAGCAATAACTGCGATCTAAGGGTTTGTACCGACCTTCGGGGTTACCATCGGTATGCTCGGCATTGTTAGGGCAAGTGACTGATAGCCACCCCTCGCCGTTGATCTTAGACAATACCATGCCTTGATCATTAAGCCATGATAGCACATTATCGCCACCATTGTCGGCTAATCTGATCGGTGCGTAGTGATTCGTATCAGCAGGCGCAGGTGTTACACCCAACGCCGTGCAGATGTCGCCTAACGTATAGTCACGCTCAGGATGGAACTCGACTAGCTTGGCTTCAAAGTTATCCCGTCCAGGCTTTAAGTTAATTGAGCCTGGCAGACGCACATTGCGGACTGCGTTAGTGGCTCCTGCGTCAGTAAACCCTGCGGCTGCAATGGCTTTGACCGCTGCCGTGAACTCACCTTTAGTCGGTTGATCAGAGAAAGCATAACCGTACTGAAAATTATCAGGGCTTGTCTCAAGAATCCATGTCGGTGCAAGGGGCGGTGTTTTCGACTTTGTGCCAATGTCATCTAACATCATAAAGAGAACGAACTCGCAGTTGGCTGCCGACGCTGATACACGCCCATCCTCAAAGCGATCTATGATAAACGACGCCGTATTAATATACCACGCCTCACCAGCACGCATCTTCTGACTTGGCAGATAAGCAGGCCATGTGCATTTAATAGCGCCGTCAGCGTGCAGTTGCAGATCACCGTCCTTCAATTGTGGTTTTTGGCGCACAATCAAGGCAGTCTCGCCCTCTGGCGCTAAATTCGTGATAAACTCTAAAAAGTTGTGCATTTTGTGTTTCCTTCCGTGAATTAATTACCCCTAGCCCAAAACTAGGGGTTTTTTTTTACTTACCATACCTTGTCATAATGCTTGCCTCTACGTCTAAAGGTAATCCCTCAGCCCATACAGGTGGGGTACACATAACGTCTTTGATTATTTGTACTGCTATTTCGGGTGTTGCTGACTCGACCACAATTTCATCATGGACGTGAAGTACCACATCATCCAAGCCTCGCAAAGCGTGTCGCAGTAAGTCATTGGCGACTGCTTGTGTAATGTTTTCACAGGCGAGTCCTTTCCACAATCTTGCTCTAGGCCACTCTTTTGCGTCTGCTGCTGGCTTCCAACTAGCTTTGGCATAACTGACTCCATCTTGATCTAACCGTGCGAAGGGATAGCATAACACACGCCCACTTGGAAGTGCATACCACAAGTGTTGCCCATCAAATAAATAGGTTACTCGCCCTGCTCTAAACTCATGTCCTTTATTACGCATCGCACGTGTATAAGCATTTTCAAGGTCTTGCCAGTACGGTACTGACCACGGGTTTGCTAAACGCCAGGCATTGACCATGCGCTTGGCTTCAGGCTCAGGTAACAAAATACCGTACGCTCTACCCATTGCAGCAAACGCTCCCACGCCACCCGCAAACCCGCACGCTAACTCTTGTACCTTGCCAATCTGTCTCTGCTCAGATGTAATCTGATCAACAGGTACATGGAACGTCGCACTAGCGTTGACCTTGTAAACATCTTCACCAGTACGGAAAAGGTCTAGCTTACGAACACCTGCTGGACAGTTAGACAACCACGGATTGACCCGTGCTTCAACGGCTGCCCAATCTGCAACAACTAATGATTTTCCCCGTTGGGGTATAAGGGCAGGTCTAAGCATTGACTTGAGTACATCTGTGATCCGCCGTCCAAAGGTAGGGACAATTGCGTGGCCTCTAACCATAGCGGATCTAACGGCATCAGGCTCCTTGGCACACTTTCGGGTA